TTAAACGGTGGCGGGGTCCGCGCCCCGAGTACGCTTGTTGCTACGCAACTTATACACACAACAAAATAAAAAGTCAAGCCGGTATCTTTTCCAGCGCAATAGCAATGCCGAGATTCACATTGCCCATTCCGAGTTGCCGAGCTTTTTCAAGCTGTCGAATGGTCAGCGGATAAATTATTGAGCAGACGCTTGGAGAATCCATTTCTGGCGTCACCCCTTCTGCGAAGGAAACCAGCGCATCAGACAGCCCGACGACATGTGGCAAGTCAGGCACTGGTATGGGGTCAACAGGAAGCGCTTCCTCATACGATTCCTCCCACATGACGATTTTGTGGGCCGCACGCCGTATCCCATTGGTGACGTAGCCGTTTCCTAATCGCCGATACGCTTCCAGTTCATCAGGAGAAAGCTGAACCTTAACGGCCGGCCAGTCCGGTTGTAGATCGAGCACCTCAACGCCCTTCAGGTACTCGACAAGGGCTGCTGACATATCGGCCATTGCTTAAACTTTCCGGCACGCGAACCGCGCAATTTCAACCTCTATTGTCCCGGCACCGACAGCAGTAACTTGTATTTGCGGTCTGAAAGAACTTGGCGCCCCATGGACTCCGACCGGAGTGCGCACCGGACACAAAAGGTCAAAATAGAATGTAGCCGCTTCGGGGTGTGGCGCTTGTTGTGCGGCGCTTCCAGCTCGCTCTGTAATAATCAGGTTTCCCGTCGTCGCCGTTTGCGATATAACCGTCATGGAAAAATCCTTGACTAGAGCGAATCCCGTCTTGATCTTTCCGATACCGACGACTCGCACCGTGTCTCCGTTTGAAACTGACGCATGTACTGCCTGAAGTCGGAAAACAACCTGATCGTTTGCGGCGGCGGCGGCTATTGTTACCCCCTGCCAATTCCCTAGTGCGTCGCCGTCATTTGCCACCGTTCTTGCCGTTTGGTAGGGCGTCACTGTCGCCGTTCCAGCAGAAATCTGTATGTCGACGTTCGTTGCTTTGCTTCCGGCATTGATGGTTCCTGCCCCCGCCGTTGCCGTTCCACCCGTCCCGGTCATCAAAACACACCCTGCTCCGGCGGTGTCTGTGAATAGCCCGCCGTCAAGTACGTTTGTTGGCAGCAATGGTCGCAGTGTCGGATACAGCGTTCGATACTTTGCGGCAAGTGCTTTGCCCGCCAGGTAATTGCCAAGAACTGACGGGTGTATGTTGTCCGTGCCAATCACATTGGTCGTTGGATTCAGACTGGTGTCTGTCGGGTTTATGGCCGTGATTAACGCCGCACCAAGCGAATACCAATCAAGGTATGGAACAGAATTATCACGGCACCACTCTACTTGTGCTGCGCGTAGTGCGATCATATAGTCGCGTTTTGCTGTCGTCCAACCGCTGCGGGTACTTGGCTGAGGCGGGGGGGAAACGATCTCAAATGTGGCGTTGTACGCCTTGCACAAGACAGCCATTTCAGCATACGCCGCTGTGATTTGCGCCGTGGTGAGCGATGTGCGGTAACAGTCATTGATTCCGTGTGTCAGTATCACGTGGGTCGGATTAAATTTTGCCAGCATGTACGGCAACCGAGTGAGGACGTTTAGCGCGTCATCCCCCCCGTTTCCCGCATTTATAACTTCGACTCCACCGCCGAACTGTGCGCGAAATTCTGATCCTAGCCCTCCACTAGACCGGCGCAAGGCATAGCCAGGTGCGATACTTGAGGGCGTTGGGTGGGTGTCAATAGACGGCGTACCGTCGGGGACATAGGAATACGAGTACGGCCCTGCCCCTGAAATTGCCGTCACTGCAACATTTGTCCCCCAATATCCATGAGTCAGCCCGGTTTCTGATACGTTGATTACGTCATCGACCTGCACCAACGGATTTGAGGCGGACGTTAGTGTTACCTCTCCGTTTAACGCGGTCGCGGCAGAGACAGACCCCGGTAAAACAGATTCACCGTAGAAAACGGTAGAGTCGCCAATAAAAAGGAATTTTGGGGTATCAGATTTCGCATTTCCCGCTATCGCTTTGGTAATTTCCTCGCCATTCGGCCCTAGCAGCCCGGAGACGTTGCCGCTGGAATCGGTTTGGTACGAGGCAAAGAACGTGTCCTGACCGTTGGCGCCTGTCTGGCCGATGATGTTCCCGTCGGCGTCGACGATCCAGTAGTCGTGATTCTTGTTGCTGACTCGATATGCCCCGGCGGGGAGTATAGATGGTTGGAATGTGGGCATGGCGTGCTCCGTTTAGCCGATGGTGTCGCCGCTACCGATGGTAACGAAGACGTTTGAGGGGCCTGCGACTCCGGCGATCATCTGGACGCTCGTGGCGTATCCCTTTTCAAGAAACAGGCGGGCGCCGGCGGCGAGAGGCATGGAGCCGGGAGAGCCGGCGGGGATGGTAGCTGCAGCCCCGATCTCGATGTAGACCGTGTTGCCGCTGGAGTTGAAGAGGTGAATCGTTGTCGGCCGCGCGGGGAGCGCTTGAGAAACCGACGAGGCGGTAACAGCCACCAAGTACGTTCCTGCCGGATAGGGTGTGAAAGCTGACATAGTTACCTCCTTAGTGGTTGCTGCGCATTGTGCGTGAAGTGTTATTGCGTGTCAATAGTAGCGCGACCAGCGCCAATTCTTCGTCTGTCGGGTTGCAAATACCTCTCGCGCGTATATCCCCAACGAACGCCTCTGCTTCTTCTGTCCAGACGGGAGTAGCTCTGGCACCGCCGAGCCCCCGTAGGGGCGCCGCTTCGGTACCGCAAAACACCCCGCGAATTATGCTGCCCGCCCCGGCCGCAGGGGCCGCCCGCCCAACTACCGAAGTCGCCTGCACCCCGGCAAGACGTACCATCGTACCGACTCCGACGACAGGTGGAATCCCGCCGCCTACGGCGCAAACAACCCCGGCGGCTCCTTCTGCAGCTACCCCGCGAATACTGGCGGCTCCCTCACGGTACGGTATAAATCTGGTGTTCCGGCGGGACCTGTGCGCTTCTTCAGAAGCCGCCGATATTTCGCCGAGGGCAAAAGCAGCTTCAACCCCAACGAGTACAGTCTCCGCGCCACCGGTTGCATCAATAACTCCAACGCCCGCCGTGGCGGAAACACCTGCAAGAAACACTTCCGCGCCAACAGAAGCGCCGTCTCCCGTTGCTACGATAGTGCCGGTAGTGGCTGTAGCCGAGACGCCTATGAGGTTTGCAGTTGCTGCTGCTGGGGCCTGCGTGGCGGCCCCGGTGAAAACATAAAACTCGTATGGGGGCGGAGGCTGCGCCGCGGAGTCCAACAGGACGATGTCTGTTCCAGAAACATCCAACAGCGTGATGTCTACCCCAGCCGACACGGCGGGTGCTGGGGGCTCGTCTATGAGCGTAACCACGGTAGGAGCAGTGGCGTCCTCCGGTGGTAACTCGCCTAGGGTTATGGTTGTAGTTACACCGACAGCAGGTAGCTGAAGGTCGTCTAGCTGAATGTCCGTATCCGGCGAGAGCCCCACCCGGAGGGTTATATCTACATCTGGAGATACCGCCTGCGTGCCGGTATCGAGTAGAGTTAGGTCGCCGCGCCCCACATTACAAACTCGGAATCAGCGTGTTGACAGAAGCCCCTGCTTTGTCAGGGGCGCCGGGGTAGTAGGCCACAAGGTAGTGCGCGACAGTGCTGTAGCAGGGGACTTCGTAAAACCCGCGATCGTCGCAAGCTATCTCGGCCACGTACGTGTCTGTGGAGGTTATGAACGCCTGCACCACAGCGCCGCCGAGCGGGTTGCCCCCGTTGTCTTTGCAATACCCGCGCAGAAACCGTGGGCGTTTGGAACCACGGGAGATCGTCGGCATGGACGCCCACAACCCTGAGTCCCCGGAATCCTGCCCCATAAGAGACAGCGTCTCATCCGCGCTACCAGAACAAATCTTCGGCCGCGGCCACGAGTCGATCCACCGATTGGGCCGCCCGGCGCTCTGGTCGTTGCGTAATTGATACGTCCAGTTGAACCGCGGCTCGTACAGGTCGCTCCGCCCTTCATCGGCGATCTGCAGCCACGAGTTGCCCATGCCGCCGTTGACCATGCGAAACTCACTCATTGCAGCGCGCTCCCTGCGGGAATGATGAGCTGGCCGTGCCGGCGTAGGTGGTGCGACTTCACCGAATCGCGCGCAGCGTCAATTAGCGACAAGGCGAACTTCTCGTCATGGATGTCCCCCGCTACCGACATCGCACCAGAACGAAAGACCGTGACGGTTATTCTCGCCATCACGTCCTGATCGTCTTGCTCACTCATCGGCCACAACCCAAACGTTGGTACTGGCGCTGTTCGCTGTGATGTTCCACACGAGCATGGTTCCCGCGGCGGCGAGTACCAACCCGCGAGGGAACGTCCAGATAACTCCTGCACCGATAGTCGCCGGCAAGGAAATACGCCGCAAGTGTTGCGCCGGCACGGTGGGGGCCACAGACCACGCTACCGCGCAGCCTGTAAGCGCCGCAGGATCGGCTGGGGTCTCCGCTTGCAGAAGAACCGGGCTGGTTTGAGTGGGGGTGTTGCCCGAGCGCCCAAACCCATATACCGAAGCCGTGGCCGCGCCGAGGTTCAGGCCGACCTCCATGATGCGCGGAGAATTAGTGGCCGAAGCCCGAATATCCATCGCAGCGGCGGCGATGGTAGTGACCGTGGTGTTTAACGAAAGAGAGTAGATGGCCATTTAGGATATCCTTACAAGTGAAGTTGCGTCGCCCACAGCGGGCATGGTGCAAGTGAAGGGCCCGGCCGTCGACGTGATGTCACTGCCGAAATCAAAAACAGCAACGGCCTTGTTGCCCTTCGAGCTGTTGTATACCAGAGCTCCCCGTGCAGTGATCGTTGCTCCTGTAAATACTAGCGTATCAAAGTCAAGTCGCGCAATAGCTCCAGCGCCGGTGACCGAGAACCCGGCAAGCGTTCCGCCGCCCGCGGAGTATGTGCCGCTGGCGCCGACCTCGTTACTGCTGGTGTAAACCGTAGTTGCTGCGCTGAGTGTGGCCGCAGAGGTGTAAAGCGCCAACACATACGTGTCGCCTGCTTCGTGGACCCCCTGCAGTATTTCTCGCTTATAACTATTGCATACTCCGCTAGTGATCGCCATTATGCGGCCCTACCCGTCTGTTTGTTGGACACGGTGTTTGCATCTCCGCCGCCCTTCTTGGCGCCACCGGGGAACACTGCCGCGCCGGTGACCGCGCCGTTAGGATCACGGCTGAATTCCATGGTCTGATCGGGTTGCGGCTGCGCCATCTGTTGCTGCTGCAGCACGGCTTCCATCTTCTCCTGCACGGCCATCTTCTCCTTGCTGGGGACGATTTCGTCGACCGGCATGGACAGCCCCTTGGCCACTTCGCGCAGTACCGCTGCGCGTCCGGGCTTGCCGACGATCTCCTGATCAATCGGATTGGCGGTTGCCTGCAGGAATTCGACCCTGCGCACGTTGAGCTGTTCGCGGTTGGCCAGTGTGATGGCGCCCTTGGCGCGGCAGCGTATGTCGCCCTTGATCGACTCATCGTCGATGTACCGCATGTTGTAGTTGAACTGTGCCACAACAACGGGTTCGATGACATCCATGTCGATGTGCATGACCACCTGTCGTATCCCCTTGCCGGCGGACCCCATGAGCATCGAGAGCCCAGAGGCCGTGCGCCCAGCGCCGGTGACGTTCATGTCGCCGTAGACGTACGCCGGGATACCCGACTGATCGTCCGCCAGCTTGCAGAAGTGGGTGTAGACGGTCATCAGCGGCTGGCTGCGATCGTCCGGCTGGTTGAAGTGTACTGCCGGCTGCCCGGACCCCAGTGGGTCGTTCAGCGTCTGGTAAATCTGCCACGGCTTGAGCGTGGTGATCTCTTCGTCGTCCGGCAACCGGTCGATGTTCACTTCCACCAGCGGGCCGGAGGCCAAGCCCATGTTGTTCGCCAACGCCCGGGCAGCGGCGTTGCATAGCTGCTGTACGTCTTCGATAACTTCGGGGAGGCTGGACCCCCACAGCGCGCCGGGGCGCTTGATGAACGACGTAGTGTAGTACGGCTTGCGGCCGAGCGGATCGTAATTCAGCGTGGCCTTGATAACCCAGCGATCGACGAGCCAGACGTTGACGTCGTACTCCACCGCCTCATCCGGAATCTCGTCTATGCTCATCCCCCACTCGCGAAGGCTCTTGCCGTCGATCTTCCCGGTGAATTCAAGGGCGTCGACCACGCGTGTAGGGCGCATCCACGACAGGTGCTTCTGTTCAAGTTCGGACTTCTGCATTTCTGCAGACCACAGCCACGAGGCCATGTTGTTGTTCGGCATGTTGTCGAGCACTTGCCGTATCGCGTCGTCGTCGTACCCCGGGCAGCCTATCAGCGCGGACAGTTCTGGCCGGCTCAACCTGTGGTGCTCGAACAGATACCCGTCTTCAAGCCTGCTGATGCCCGGTTCCGGATAGATGTGGAACGGATCGCAGCGTTCGTACGTGGGAACCAGCTCTTCCGTGACGACTGGTTTCGTCCTGCCTGCGGCGTCCTTGCCCCATGTCAGCCGCCGCTGCCGGCGAACTACCGGGCCCTTGAGAAACGCGTTCGGATATGTGGCGAGGTCGGATATGAAATCGTTGAACCCCTGAATCATGCCGCCTTCGAAAAACTGGTCCGAGATCAACGTCTTCATGTTGTCGGCAGCTTCCTGCGCCTCATCCATGAGCTCTTCCCGGATGTCCGTCTCGGACGCGGATTTCAGGTCTTCCATCTCTTCGGAGTCCGGGGCGAACCCGGTCTGTTCGATAGTCTGCAACACCTTGTCTGCGAAATTCTTGTGCACGCGATCCTGTACTTCGGGGGGCAGGTCCTGCACCGGTGTCGGGTCGCAACTGAACGGTATCATGCCTTCGTCCAGCAGTACGTCACGTAACCAAGACTCGGCGCCGCGGCACTTTGTCTCGGAAAGCATCATAAATACTTTTGAGCCGCCCTGCTCGGCAATCTCAGCCAACACGTCTGGCTCATATTCGCCGTTCCGTTGACGCAGCGCCCGGAGCATCTTGTTCTTTTGGACGTCTTTGGCCTGCCGGGCTGGTTCCCAGAGGGAACGAAGGTGCGCGGCGAGGCCCTGAATTAACGGTTCGCTTTGACGTAGCTCTGCCGCGGCGCGCGCCGCGTAGTCAGCATCGAGCTGACTGTTGGTCTTCAGAAGGAGAAGGCCGGCCATCGGCTGACCTCTTTACTTTTTGCGAGCAGTTACGGTAGAGCCTTGGTTGTAGCTGCCGGAGCTCGAGTTACCGCCGCGCAGGTCGCTCTGGCTTACCTTCAATGACGCTCCGTCGCCGCCCTCGCTGGAGGGCCGATCCTGCCCCTTTTTCGCGGCCATCATGTCGCCTTGACTGTAGCCGCCTTTTGCCGCCGCACTCGGCGCGCTGCCACAGCAATTGCTCTGGCGAAGGTCTGGCTGTGTAACGCCGCTGCTGTCGCTGCGACCACGGGAGGCAGCGAACATGCTGCCTTGGTTGTAACCACCGGGAGTCGCGGTGGCACTGATGCCTCCGACCGAGCCCATTTTCTTCGCTTGAGACATGGTGTTGCTCCTTGCAAGGGTTGTTGGGGTAGCACTGCGGATTATATACCAGAACCTTTTCCAAAACGCAACAAAGTTTACGGCATGTCTGGCCACCAGCGGTTTTTCTTTCTGAGATTCTCTATTTTTGTGATTATCCGTAGATTCGCCGGTACGTGGAGCCCACAAACAAGCTTGCTGCGCAAGGGCACGATGTGGTCCACGTGGTGTTCTACCCCGGTTTCCATTGATAGCCGCGCGGCTTCTTCGTACAACGGGATAAGCGCTTTCGTATCCACCCACGGAGGAGTAGCCTTGGCCTTTAGCGCTTTACGCTGCCTGTTGTACGCTCTATTTTTTATCGGGTTCGCCTTACTCCACGCGCGGTGGTTTGCTCGTTGCTGTGGGGCATTTTCATGAAAGCGATGTCTTGCTTCCTCTTGGCGCGCGGTTTTGTTTTTCTCGTAGCGCGCCTTCTTGCCCGCCAAGTATTTTTCGCGCCACTTAGTCGATGATTTCTTGGTTGCAACGCATTGGCACTCTTTGCAGTGGTACGTCAGCCCTCTAGGGCGGTCTTTTCGCGGTGAAAAAGCCTCAGCCGGTTTTTCGCACAGGCAGCGGGAGCACGTGTATAGGGGGTTCATAGTTTCTCCGATGGAAGAGCGATGCTTTGAGGGTCGTGGCTGGCAGGGCATCACTCCTACCGCGGGTTGCAACCCGCTGCCACCTAAAAATTATACCCCAAAATACCGCTACGTCCACCCTTTTGCGGACACAACTTTTATATCTCGGCGCTTTCTCGTTAACCTGCCCCCTTGTTCCGCATCAGCGTGCATGCATAAATATTGGCACCCGTCATGTACATGCGACGCGTCGTTTTTCTCGGGGGCGTCTTCCATCTCGCCGTCTTTTTTTCGCTTGTACCTGTACCTCCCCGAGAAGCCGCGCACCAAACACGCGCAGTCTAAAGGGTCGATCAGTACTCCCGGGCCGCCGTCTATCTGACGGTTCAGGAACGTGTCAACCGCAGCTATTCTGGCCAAAATACTGTTGGTGGCTGCAGGGAACGCCTTAAACCCTTTCATTTTTAAAATATCGTACACCGTCTTTTCGTCGGTCTGAACACGCTGTCTCCCTGCCGGGTCCCCAACGACGAGCACCGGCGCTCCGGGGAATTTGTTTGCGAGGTGTGGCTTGAGTATGGTGTCTATAAACCGTACTACCCCCATCCCATCGGACGTCAGCGCGCTATAGAGCAGTAGCCGCCCTTTCATATCTAACTGCCCGATGACTGCGCTTGGATTGAGCGCGAAGTCCATGCCGATTAGTATCGGCCGCATCCCGTTGAGTATAGGCACCAGCGGCGTTTTCGATATGTGGAAGTCCCGGTTGAACGAGCGATATACCGGGCGCCCGGAGAGGGAACGGCCGAACTTGGCGTGTATATAAACATCGATGTATTCCTCCCCCTTGCCTTCCATAAGGTTTTCGTAATACATGGACGGCAGCAGGTGCACCCAGTCGGCCTCCGGCGACATCCCGCTCGGCTGTATGAAGATGTCGAAGTTCTGCGGCGGGTCCATCATGAACTCTTCCCAGAACGTCTCCATGTCCGGCGGGTTGCTCATCCCCCAGATGTGTTTGTTCTGCTTCCCGTCGTCCGTCACGCACCCTTGGATCGGGTTCCCCTTCGCGTCCAGCCCCCACGCCGGCTGGTGGGGCACCATCATCCCGTCCGGATACCGGCCAAGCCGCCCCTGCACCGCTTCGAAAATATCTTGGTGAATCTCTCGAAACTCATCCATCACCGCGAAGCTGGCCTGCAGGGAGAGCAGCCTTCTCACGTCGTTCGCGTCATCCAGCCCCCGGAACAGAACCTCGCACTCCACGATCGACCCGTCCGGCGCGTTGAAGCGCAGGGTGAACTTCTTGTTCGTCTTCTCGAAGAGCCCGGCCTGCCCGTCGGGGAACCACTTCAGGAAGTCAGGTATGGACGTGTCGTTCAACTGCTGCACGGTATTTCTGATCCAGACGCATCGGCTCCGCCGCACCCCGTCCTTGCACTTCGCCATCTGCATGGCCATGGCAGAAATCTTCATGATCCCGGCCGTCGTCTTGGTGGACCCTACCGGACCAACGATCAGCGCCCCGAATTTCTCGCTCTGCAGGAACGCCTGCACCGACTTCGGAGGGGCAAACAGCAGGCTGTCAGCCATTTTGACTGGTTTCCAGCAGGGTTTCGTCGTAATTCAGGTCCAAATTGAATACCGCGGAGAGGGCCGGATTACAGTATTTCGGGGGGTCCAAGCGGTCAAAAAGGGGCGTTTCGACCGTGTTTTCGAGGATATTTACCGCTTTTTGCCCCGGAACGTCGCCATAAACGATGCTTATCGAGAAGCCCGGGCCTATCTGCGCTTGCTGGGCTTGTTTTGGGTGCAAGTCTGCCAGTTTCGAGCACAGGTCCACGAACTCCATCTTCATTTTCAGTGGGGTTTCGTTGTCCACGGCCTTCAGATACGCGTCTTCCAAGGCAATTTCAGCCATGGCTGCGGCCTTCGCCCTGAAGATGGGGAGTTCAGAGGCTGCTGGGGCGGGGTCGATTACGGCGGGGAGCGGCATTTTGTTTTTTCCTTGCGGGAGGCTAAGGTTGGATGGTGGGGTTATAAAGGGTTTGATGAGAAATGTCAAGAAGTTAAGGGGCTGCGGTGTATATAACCCTCTTATACTCGATTTCTAGCTCCCCGCGCGATATGTCAAATAAGTATTCTGTGCCGCCGCCCCACCCCCCCCATTGCCATGTGCCCCCCACCCCCCTACCGTATGACCGTTGTACGCTCAGGCCATAGGACTGCATGTTTCCGCGATACATAGGGAAGCGGTTTTGCTTCTCCGACAAATCCCGCCAATGGGATTTGTCCAAACTGACTTACTGAAAG